CTGTGCCAGCAACTTGTAGGGTCGGTCCGAATTGAGTTGGAGATGAAGTGCCGATGCCAACGTTGCCAGCGTTATCAATACGTATCCGCTCAGCATTGTTGCTGTTATCAAAAAACCTTAATGTGTCACTAGATTGGAAAATACTAAATTTATTTGTCCCGCTTGTGGCAAATCGCAGGGCTGTATCGCCACTACCGTCAATTTTAATTGCACCAGTGCTGGAAAAAATGTGCAAATCTTCATCGGGACTAGTGGTGCCGATACCAACGTTGCCCGAGGTGTCGATTCGCATCCGCTCAATAGCGTTAGTGCGAAAAACAAAATTGTTATTGCTAATCGTTCCAACGTATCCAGTAGCACCGTCTGTTTGCAATGATGCAGTTACACCACTTCCTTCTTCTATTCGAATTTGTGGGCTACTTGATCCAGAAACCCGTAAACCACCGCTAGTTGTACTCCCCGCATTAACGTCTAACTTATAGCCAGGCGACATCGTATCAATGCCAAAATTACCAGACCCGTCGATTGCTACTCTGTTGCCAGAATTGGCAAAAATCAGTTTTCCAGCTCCTTCTCCATTAGCAGTTGCGCTAGACCAAATCCGCCAGTCTCCACCACCGGAATCTGTACGAGTAATTCGCAACCCAGAAGTAGCGCCCCCCGAAGAAGCGGAGATATTTAATAGTGAAGCAGGTGACGACGTTCCAATTCCAACCCGGTTGTTAGTACCGTCAATTTTTAAAACATTACTGCCGATGTTGATATTGTTATCAAGACCACCAGTTGTAATTTGTGTAAGTCCCATGATCAGACCTCCGTGCTAACGGAAGCCTGATATGCGGCAATGACTTCATCAGTCCAGAGGGCAGACGCAATCGCCTGCACCTCTGCTACTTCACCGCTCACGTCGTCGCCAGGAGCAACAGCGTGGCGGTGGTGGTTACGTGCCAGTTCGACACCATCCTCTTCGACCACAGTGGTGGTGCGGATTTGGATGACCTGATTAGGTAGGATTTCTTCTTTGTATTCAAGTCTTTTTGTAATAGCCATTAAGAACGTCCTCCAGACGAAATAGGTTTAGGCGTAGTTTTGAGTTGTTGCGGGCTAACTATGTTGCGTAGTACGTAAGCAAGAAACGGCAGTCAAAATCATTGTCAATTTCTGTACTCGACGCACCATCCATTTCACCGTTCGTACTGTCTGCTCGATATACGGCTGCAGTTGTTGAATTATTGATGCCCATTATGGTCATATTTCCGTAAGTAGTCCCGCTCAAGCCGTTCTGGAACATAAAAAGTCCACCACCTTCAAGACTTGTGTTAGCCAAAACATTATCAACAGTAAAAGGCAGACCTGTTATCGTCACACCTCCCGTAGATGAACCAGCACTGGATAAAGTCATATTTCCGTTGCAATGCACAACTTTGCCAATTTTAGTGTAAAAACCTTGTGCAACACTATAAGTAACACCAACAGCATTGCCGCTAAATGCAATTCCTGGCGTCCAAGTACCCTCTTCATAATCGTCGAGAGCGTTCGCAGCAGCACCGTCGCCGTTAAAAGACAAGCCGCCTGCTGCTTGCATTGTAAACAGCGTCGTGTTAGAGCCTGCGGAGCGGCGTACAAAATTTAGGTTTCCATTTGTGTTATTGCTGCCAACTATGAAGCCACTGTCGCCATCCGATTGTTTAAGAAATAGCTGAGAGTCGTCTTGATGAAGCGTAAGCAAGCCATTGAGGTTGCTGGCAGTTCCAATACCAACATTTCCCGAGCCGTCGATTGTCATTCGGGATGACGTGGCCCCGTTGGTAACAAAGTTAAGGTTTCTGCTGTTTGTAGTACCGACGTAGGCAGCCGCAGATGAACCAGGAGTTAGCGTGATATAAGTGTTGGCCCCAGCAGGGCCGCTTCCAGAAATTTGGAGACCAGCATCGTTACCGCTAAGTGTTAGTTGTCTATTTGACGTAGGCGAAGAAGTGCCAATTCCCACGCGCCCAGAGCTGTCGATTCGTAGGCGCTCGGTATTATCTGTTCTTAAAACTAATGCACTGTTTGATTTAGCATTAGAAGAGTCAACATTGATCAGCAAGGTTGAACCGTCTTCCTGAATCTCACAGTTTCCTACAGAGCTACCAGTCAATCGTAAAACAGGAGAAGTTGCATTTAAATGCAGCAATGCTGTAGGAGAACTTGTCCCTAGACCCATACGCCCAGAGCTGTCGATGCGCATCCGCTCGGCTGAATTTGTATAAACCGCAAGCGCATGATTAGAAAAAGTTCCTAAAAGCCCCACTGAAAGTGCACTTGCACTTCCATAAACTGTGCTTACTGCACTAGAATCTGCTTTGAAATAAACAGAATTTGATGAATCGTTTGCATGAACTCCATATATATTCGGGGATGTCGTTCCAATGCCAACTTTCCCCGAGCTGTCGATGCGTAGACGCTCGGAATTGGCGGTTGTAAACGCCATGTTGTCGCCGATGACGCCAATTCTGTTGCCGTCATTAGTGCTATTGTTGTCTTCAATTACGATTGCTGCTTCTGAATCAGTAGACTCAAATTTGGCTTGAAAGTTATATGGTCCGCTTGTAAGCAAACCCAATTCATTGCCATGAGTAATATCTAGTTTTGCCGCAGGACTCGTAGTGCCAATGCCAACCGATCCAGTCGTTACAACGTTTTGACTGCCAAAGTCCGGGCTGATCTTGGTGCCAGCAATGGCTGCATCAGAGGTAACTTTTGCATTAGTAATTGTGTTATCACTTGGCGTACCAATGCCTACGCTAGAACCAATGGTAATAAAGAACGCATTAGCACCAGTTACAGGAGCATCAGCAAGGATAATGTCACCACCATCAATGGCAAAACCTTCGGATGGTTGTGACGTACCACTGTTGGGTTTCTGTACAACGCCGTTAATGCTTACCAGAAGCTGCTGTGCGTACGTTGGAGCGTTGCTAAGGGTAAACCTATAGGCAGTGCCGTTAAACGTTGCTGAGCCGCCTCCAGTGCCGCTAGAGGAGCTAAGGGTGTTAATGAAGAAGTCACCAACAGCCTGCACTTCTTCCCAAGCAGAAGAGGTTGCGTTGTACACCAACATCTTGCTAGTGCCAGTGTTAAAGAACAAGTCACCAGCATCATTGTCAGTAGTTGGGTTAGACGAACCAATCCGATACCGTGCTTTGAAGTCGTTGATGTCAGAGCTAAGCTGGCGTACGTCTTCGTTCTTAGCTACGACACGGTGGAAGTCATAGGTATGTGCGGTGCTTGTGGCAATAACCAAAAGACCAATACCATTGTCAAGTGACGTGCTGTTAAAAGTAGATGGGAAGCCGTTGATAACAACAGCATCGCTACCACCTGCACGTGTACCAGCACCTACACCACTACCGTTGACAGCAAGCCCGTTAGCGTTAGCAATACTGACAACTGTGCCAGCCGGAGGTGCGGTAGCTGGGAAGCTATCTTCATCAGCAATAGCTTCAAAACCACCAAGAGGATCGATGCGTGCAGTGATGCGTGCGTCAATCTCTGAAGCAGCCGGGAACTGACTAGAAGAAGTAAAGTCAGTGCTAGAAGTTTTCAGCGTGTTACCGTCAAGCTGGTTAAGCTCAGTGGCAGTAGCGGTAACGCCGTCAAGAATGTTGAGTTCAGCAGTTGTAACCGTTGCACCGTCAAGAATCTGTACCTCAGCTTGTGTAAGGTCAGCCAAAGCAGAGGCAGTGTTACCACCCATGGTGGCAAGCTCTACCAGCTCAGCATCAGCAATCTTGGCTGTGGTAACTGCACTGTCAGCAATCTTTGCTGTGGTGACGTTTGCATCCGCAATCTTGGCTGTAGTAACAGCAGAATCAGTGATCTCAGCAGTACCAATGGCACCGTTAGATGCAGCCGTTACTCGGCCTTGAGCATCGACAGTAATGTCAGCAGCCGTATAGCTACCAGCAGTCACAGCGGTGTTTGCCAGTTTGTCGGCAGTTACTGCATCGTTTGCAATCTTGGCTGTTGTAACTTGTGCATCAGCAATGTGTGCCGTGTCGATAGATCCGTCAACGTAGTGCTCAGAGTTGATGCTGTTATCGGCAATCTTAGACCCATCAACTGAGTCTGCTGCCATTTTTGCAAGCGTTACCTGTGCGTCAGCAATGTGTGCTGTGTCAATAGACCCGTCAACATAATGCTCAGAGTTAATGCTGTCGTCAGCAATCTTTGTACCGTTGACTGCATCACTTGCAATCTTAGCTGTAGTTACAGAGTCTGAAGCTAGTTTAGCAGCAGTAATAGCACTATTTGCTACGTCGGCTGTAGCAATGGTTCCGTCAAGAATGTCAGTTGACGTGATGTAGCCAGCAGGTTGGTTGACAACCTTGTAGCCATTCATGTCAAGATTGGCATACATCTTAGGGTTAGACGGCGTACCGTCTTCCGTAATAGATGGAAATGCCGACAGCTTTTGATCACGCAATTCTTTGATACCACGCAGTGCTTGCATCTGGTTGTTGTCAAGGTCTTGTGCCTTGATCGATGCACCTGCTACAAAGTCAGCTTTAGGAAAGTCTTCGTCTACATCAGTCTTACGCAGTACAATAACCCGCGTGCTAGGAATGTGGCTCGAAGTAAACGATACCTGTGTGGAGCTAACAGTATAATGAGTTGTTACTGTTTTCTTGTCCCAAGCTTCTGTGCTTGTATTCCATACATACACAAAAAGATCGTCGTCTTCAAAACGGTCCGCACCAAACGGGAGTGTGTGGTTCTGCCCGCCTGAAGCACCGCTTACATAGTAAGAGTTGTTTGGAGTTCTAATAGTCATTGGTTGTTGTATTCAAGGACGGGTTGGAGTAATCCCATTTGGTATTCTGCGGCTCTAATGTCTTGCTCAGCAGCTTCTAATTGTTGTACGTCTTCACGACCACGTAAGGTTGCCCAAGCTTCACTACGAGCACGCTCAAACAAACTATCAATCCATCTGTTGTGAGCGTATTCCATAGGATCACGTTGAAGCGTTTTTTGTGCTTCTGTATCCCCAAGTGTAGCCTGCATTTTAGTTTGGTATCCAACTTCTTCTTTCATCTTACGAATAGACTCTTGAACGTCTGGCCGTCTAGCGTATGCATCTAACAAATCTTGAATGCTCATTCCACTCTCACCTACTCGTGTGCTTCTCCACTCGCCAATAGCTTTCTGGAATGCAGCACGAATGTCAGGGTGTTTTTGCAACGATATGCCGTCAGGAGTTGTGTAAAACAGTGTCCGTAGATTGTAATTAGAATCGATCAACAAGTCTAAGGCTTTAGATTCGCTAGCAATATCAATAGGAATAGCAGACACAGAATTGAATAGCTGTACAGCCAACGGTTGTTTGTTCAGCTCGTCACCGTTAAGAATGTTAGATTTGTTAGGTAGGTAGAAGGGATTGTCTTCGCCACCAATAGCTCCTAAATACTTGTTACGGTTAAGAATAGAAGATACAAGATCAGAATTGATTTCTTTAAGATAACCATCTAGCGCATTACCTAGGTCATTACGAAGACCACCATAAGGGATTTGCGTGTTGATTTGGCCGCCAATAACGCGACCAAAGCTGGCATCTGGTTGCAATGTAAAAAGCTCAGTCAGATCTTCTATCTGCGTTAGCATAGGAATATCGGTAATTACACCAGCAACACCGCCAACAACTTTTGCTGCTGACTCATCGGTCCACTCAGGACCCATTTTGTGTGCGTTGGCTATGATAAGATCTACAATCTTAAACATCAAATGGTGAGTTTGGAGAGTACCAACTGGTACACCAACATTGCCAAAATAAACTTTACCTGATTTTTTACCTGCTGTTTGAAGTGCACGTTCTTGACTTGGATCTAAATCTTCGCCGCCGCTTGTTCTATTTTTAAGGCTGTGATGTACGTACAGCATAAGAAGCGCAGAACTAATAAACTGACGACCCATTATATCGCTCTTTGCAGCTTCTAAATCTGCAACGTTTTTGATGCCATAACGTCCAACTGTTTCTTGAAAATTTTCTGGTGTAGCTCTAAGAATTGCTCTTTGTTCCTTAAGCAAAGTGCCTACAACAGGCAAGTTTTGAACGTTTAGTTTAACGTCGTTAAAGGCTGGCGTTGCGAATGCCATGAATCGAGCCAAAATAGGATGGCTATTCATAAACGATTGCATACCTTTTGGAATGCCTTCTAGCGGTGTTGTTAAAGTGTTTTCTTGTACAAGTTTAGCAAGATAAGGATCTTTGAAAATATCAATGTTACCTTCAGAATCTAGCAACTTGCTATAGTACATTTCATCAGCACGTTTGATAACATCAGGTGTGATTTCACTTAGACCACCACGTGCTTGTTCTTCCAAAGCATTACGATATGCTAACCCTCTTGCCCGCATTTTAGCAGAAACAAATGTCCAACCTTCGTCGATCGGTCCCATTATACGTGATGTATAAGAAGATGCAAGTGCGGCTGGATGTAGAGATGAGTTAAAAAACCTCAGGGTTTTAGCTACATTGTACCAAGCTTTGTCAGCAGGAGTGCCTCGCTGGCTGTAAAACCTGTCTGCCCAATCCCAGTTAAACTCATCTTTGTTGTAAGTTGAGTAACGGCTTTTGTACGAATCAACTCTAGTAAAGTTTTGCTTAAGTCTGCCTTTGAAAAGTTTCCAAGCATCTGGCAGTGCTTCAAAGAATGCTGCAAATTCAGCAGTAGCTTCAATAGCATCAAACCCTGATTTATCACCAGCACCCACAAGGTTACGTGCATGAGCGCCCATCATGCGACTAAGAGAACGGAAAAATGTCCATTCAGCCGTACCGATCATTGCACGTTGAGGTGTCTTAGGACTATTCAATGCGCTGTTTATCCACACACCTTGCAGTTCACGGATCAAAGCACCAGATTTCTTTTTCAGATCGCCTTTAGTAGACACTACAAACTCACCACCGCGTACCTTTTTACGCATGTAAGCTTCAAGGTCAAGCCAGTTGCGAGTGTTTTCCGCAGAAGAAAAAAGGTCAACAATAGTTTTGTTAAGATCAGGATCACCAATTTCTTCAACAACTTTGAAAAAGAAATCAATGTTTGTGCGTGTGTTTACAAAGTCTTCATCAAGACTTTTAGCAAATTCCTCAGGAGACAGGTCAGGTGAGTCAAACTTAAGTGGACCACCTTTTTGACGCAGCTTAGACAGGTTGTAAGATGCAAGCTTACGAGCACGGCGTGCTTGTCCTAGACCAAACACAAGGTTGTCACGGATACCAGACAAAGGACCGTCAACAGCCCAAATGTCAGCGTACTCCATGATTTCACGGGCAGCTTTAGCTTGGGTCTGTGCTTGCTTTAGTAGGTGACTGACCACCAGGTCGGTGACCACAACGTTTTCGCTAGAGAAAGCAGCAATGTTGCCAGTAGCAGGACCAGAGCCTGTTTGCATTGGCAAGTCATCTAAGATTGGTTTCCAGAACTCTTCTGGAGACAGCTTCATTGCATCGTGTCCGATGATCTGTTGGAAACGTCTGTAAGAAGGCTCAAAGACTTCAGACACGGTTTTACGTGCTGTAGTAGCTTCCTCTACAAGATCAGCGTAACGCTCATTAGACATAAGGTCTTTAGCAATGTCACGCATTTCGTCAGCACCCATTCCGTTTTCGTTAGCCATGCGTCGTGTTTGAGCACGGGTAAAAATAGGATCAGTAGTACCGTTACGAATGTTTTCACTGTCAATACGGTTGAGCTGGTCTAGCACATTACTAGGCTTGCCTGTAGGTGAGGCGTTGCCTTGGTGCAAATCAGCTACAGGTTTGTTGACATATCCATCAAAATCTGCGGGAGGCAGTCTAGGTACATCACCTTGACCAGCTATTTGACCAGGAGGTGTAGGACCTAAGTCTCGTACACGTACCTTTTCAATAGCCATCTCACCGATTTGACGGTTCATGTCTGCCTCTTCAGCAGCATGTAACTCTTTAAGTCTGGGGTTGCCGGGGAACAAAGCTTCGATAGCCTTGTTCAAAGCACCGACTATACCCATCTCTTGCATCATGTGCTTAGCTGTTTTTAGCAGCGGGTGATCGGTGTCTTCTACATCTAGGTCTCTAATCAACGGTACATCGTTGAGAAAAGGCATAAGTGTTTGAAGACCGCTAATAAGATCAGTATTAGCTTCTTGTGATTTATCCGATACAGCAGCAGACAAACCAGTTACTGCCAAAGGACCCATGCCTACGGCACTCATTGGTGCACCGATAGTGCTGTAATGAGAGATGCTTTCAAGAACGTTGCCCCACTTGCTTTTCAAGATAGGCTCACTAAGGTGCCTCATTGGATCCCATTCAGGCACATAGTCAGGACCACCAACATCTTCACCAGCAAGCATGTCTTGGTAACGTTCTTTTACGGTTGTAAAGGACCGCAGTCCAGTAAGATGACCCTGTGCAAGAGCCATCGCACCTTCAAGAATGTTTTCTTTTAGACCATACTCTTCTGCTGGTTTGTCCAAAGACTCAACCAAATCTAGTCCCGGATCGTTTTTGTCAGGCGGTTCTACGCCAATCAAATGATAAGGAACGTCACCAGGTTGATAGTCTTCTGGCGGAGCAATCTCACCTTCGGGGACATCAACGTTAGCTGGTGCTTCAAGAGCAGGTTCTGCTTGAGGTAGTTCTGATTCTAAAGTTTCAGCGTCTACTTCAGTGGTATCTCTTTCTGTATCCAAATTGTCACGAACGCCTTTGTAGAACGCTCGTACTTGGTCCCCCGAAGAGTAAGGATTTTCCATAGTTTCAGTTAAATTATGTTAGCTGGGAATCGACGGTTTACCGGATTGTTATTAAAAATATCTAAAATCTGATCCTCTGTATAAGAACGTCTTTCCCCATAAACAGCAGTACCAGCTCGTGACAACTGGTCTTGAAATAGCCTCTGAAATGCAGTCAGCTTTTTAGTAGGCTTAAATGAAGTTACAAGTCTGTTTGTTTTTGGGTCAATGTAAGCCCTAGCACGTTGATATGCTACTGCTTGAACCAATTCGTCACCACGTAAACCAAGATCAATAACAGTACGCAATGATTTTGTAAAATCTGATACAGCACCAGCGTGTCCAGATTGGTTGTGCAGATCTAAGATGTTCGACATAAAAAGTCGGTACTCATCTGTAGTCCTTGGCACACCAAGTTTCTGTAGCTCAGGTACGTATTGTTTTCTAACTTGGTTTAGAATTATATCTGTATGATATGCGTCCGCCTCGGCTGCGTTTGCAAAATCAGCAGCTTGCCTGTCGCTGTTAGCACTAAAGATACCAATGTTTACTTTGTTATCACCAGCATCGATGTGGGTTGTAGCAGCATCGGTTCTTGTTCCATCTGGCCTTAGTGTACCTTCATTGATACCGATAATAAGAATGTATGGATTATAGCTAGTTTGCCACAATGCATCGTTAACCAGATCGATGTTTGTGAACCCTGTTTTCATAAAAGGGTTAGCATCGGTATCCATAGACATAAGTCTAATGATGTTTCTTTCTGCACTAGCAGGGCTATTTGCAGTTTCAAAACTATAGTAACCTGGCTTAGTGTGGGACATTTTCTGAAGAGTGCTCATTGCACCATCCAGATCACCATCTATAACCGGTGCTTTGTAAGGCATACCTATAGCTTTCCGAAGCCATTGTCTAACATCATACCTACTCATTCTAGGATCTCTGTTAGCCAGCTCTTCAACAAGTTTATGATCGCCTTTTATCAAGCCTAGATCTTGATCCCTTAAATGTTGGACTACATCCTTTGGTACGGTATATTGACCACTGGTCAGGTCTTGATAAGGTGTTGCATCCATAGCAGTTCCCAGTTCTAGCAGGTCTTTTCTGAATTGATTGGTATCAATGCTGTCGTCTAAATGTGTATCATACTTTTGAGGGATCTTCAAAACTGTAGGATTGTCAGGGTCTCTTTGACGCAAAAGACCGACAACTTCTGCTGTAGCGTTTCGATAAGCATCTTCATAACTAGAACCGTTTCGTACAAGCTTGGCGACTTTTGTTTCTACGTCAGCCATAGCGTTTTGGATAATTTTACGTCCACGATACCCAAACGATCCGGGCCGTTGACCCAACATGTCTGGAAACTCTGCAACTATAGATTTAATGTCATCCTCAGAGTCGGTTCTATATCCATCAATTTCGTTAGCCTCACTTTCGTCTACAATAAATGGCCTCAAAGTATTTTGCTGCTCCATAGACAACCTACTTAAATCTTCGTTGTCACTAGCAATGTAGCCTTGTGTTTCAACTTTGTTTTGGAGATCTTCAAATGTTTCTAGCTGAGAACGATCTAAGTCAGAGACCATTATGCTAAACCAAGACTCATCTTGACCGATGTTTCCTAACTCGTACCGCCATTTGTCACGCAACGCTTGTACATCAACATCAGGAGGAAGCTGACCGCCGTTGTTTCTAATCAACTCTCTGAACTCAGTAAAAATAGCATCAGCGTCTGCCTTAGCTTTTGTCTTTGCCCGTTCTATCTCGGTTTCAGTACGTTCTTTAATAAATTGTTTTTGAAGATAATTGATTTCGTTAAGGAAACCACTCTTTACTTCACGCAAAGGACGACCACCAGCCCACTCAGGTTTGCTGTCAAAATAAGCGTTTTTAACTGCATTAGACAGTGCCCCGTTTTTTGCCAAATACTTCATGTGGTCAGTCATGATTTTATTAGCCTCAGCACTGGTGTAGTTCGCACCTTTTGTAGGATTAACTACGCCTTGCAACAGCTTAAGTGCCTGACTATAGTCAACAAGACCTAGACCAAACTCAGATTTTGTACGTTGTAAGGTAAACTCTGAGTTACGGATGTTGTTAGCAGATGTGTATTTTTGCTTAAGTTCGTGAAAGTTTTTGTGCAAGGTAGGCATAGCCGACAGAACAACACGCTCGTCAAATGACATGACGTTCCTTTGCAAATATTTGGTAAAAGCAGTAGCCATGCTACCAGCCAGTTCACGTTCAGTTCCAGTAGGAAGCTTTTCATCATTGATGATTTGCTGCATGACGGTGTTCTGCTGACTAGCCACGCCTGCCATCAATCCTTGCTGGAAATGACGGCGATCATGCTCACCAATGTTCAGGATTTTGTGTCCAAGTTCAACAGGTTTACCTTGCTGTCGTGCTTGGTATGCTTGTTCAATACGAAGGTTGTACGCTGCTATCTCTTCTGGCGAATCACCAGTAGGACCAACAACAGCGCCCTCAGCGTACGCCATGAGTCCTTCGTTGTAAAGTTTAAGTTTTGATTGTTCGATTAAATACTTCTTACGTTCTGCAAGTTTACCAGCCACCGTTTGACCAAGCTCAGCAAAAGCTAGCAAGCCTTCATTAGCACGCCCAGCATTAGCTATTCTAGTCTCGTGGTTAGCCAGTGCGCCTTGCCAGTAAGAGTCCAAACTAGAGTTATACGATTGTGTTTGGTCTGCAAATTGTTGTGCGTAGCTCATGGAACCGGATTAGATTTATAGTAGAACGATGGGCTTGTTTTAGGCACAGCAGCAGATGGTATTTGATACCCACCAACGTTTGATGGCACGTTGCCTACAGAAGAACCATAGGCTGAGCCGGGTACACTTTCTGCACCAGTCGGGGCAGGAGCACCACCCTTAAACGCACCAGCGCCAGAAGCAACAGTCAAGGCACCAAGTGCAACTTGAGCAGCAGCAGCAACAGGACTAGGATAGTCAAGATACTCAGGCATTTCTGGAGCAGGACCAGGAGTACCAGGACCAAGGTTGACACCACGGTAAAGCTCTGTACGGGCTCTGTCGCCCTTCAGGCGGGCTTCTCGTTTGTTAATGTATCCTTGGACCATCAACTCGCTAGCAGCAGCTTCTAGCTTGCCACGTTGGCGTCCAGCCAAACGAGCTTGATTGACACCATAGCTTCTAGCTCTACCACCTTCGTCAGCAAAGTTTCTAGCCTGCATCTGTTTGAGCTGCAGCTCTTCATCTTGTGCCAAGATAGCACGCAGTGCTGCATCCTCTTCAAGGTCAACTTGTGACTCAGCTTTTCTAGCAGACAACGCAGCTTCGTCTTGACCGATTTCTACGTCAATCAATTTAGCTGCATACAGGCCAACCCTATCTAGGTTGCTTTTTTCGTATGCTGCTTTTCTTTGGTTGTATCCTGATAAGATCTGTCTGTTTTGAGCGTCGATTTGAGAAACCTGGTTGTTGTGACCTGCGACGGCACCAACCATTTGGCTTGCTCCCATCAACATAGTTATGGGTTCAGCGCACACGGCAAAATTCTATAAAGGTTAATTTGTTAGGTCCGTATTCTAACTCGCGTAAGAACTTAAAACCTAAGAATTTGAGAAGCTTTAGATGGGTGGTGTTTCGCTTGTCAACTATGTTCCAGAGAAGTTTCTCAGATCGACCTTCTACATAGCGTTTCGCTTCTCTGGCGAAAGTAATTGGATATTTATGGATGGCAGGTGTACAAAGCATCCAGATAGCGCCTTGTTTGTTTACCCCTGCACAGCCAGCAAGCTCTCCATTAGGTACGTTAAAATAAACAGCGTCGTTTGTTTTAGCACCTATAGGCAGGATGATTTTGGGATCACGTCCATGACCCTCCTCAACCTCTTTACGATCTTCTGGCAAAAGGTTGCAGGCCACCTCGTAGGCGACCTGCGGTGTAAGCTTGTGAATGTACTTAGACACGTCGGTGGAACATTTGGGTATAGTCACCCTCCCAGGTCAAAGAACGGACACTTGCCGGTCCAGGGTGCGAGGACTTAAGAATAACATTACAGTTATGGTTACGCTCGTACACAGGAACAGAAACGGTACGTTCGGGGATGAACGGGGCTTCATCTGCATCGTAAGAGTCTAGGAATGCAGCGTCAAAGGTATTAGTAAACGAAGACTTACCAAGACGTTTCAGCTCAACATCGATCTGACCAACAGGTCCGAATCTAAAGTTGACACGTTGGATAGTCAACGCAGCAGTAGTGTCTGCTACAACCGTTTGGTCTGATTTCTTTTTGACAAACAGTTTAGGAAGCTCTACAGACATGTCAAACAAGAAACCGATGACTACACTTTGTCCGTTAAAGTCACCGTTAAACTTGTATGTGCTACCTGACTTAGATGCTTGTACATACACAGCTCCTGTAGATGTATTGACTACAGCAGCAGTACCGGTTCCTACAGCGTTTGACCAAGTGACAGTAGTCTCACCTGTATCAGCATCGTAAGACCCAGCAGTGATAGTTCTAGATGAGTCAAGATGGATACGATAGTCAAAGGAACTAGCTGTACCATAGAAATCATCACCAGATACTGTTCTAAGTAAGTCTTTGTTTTGTAGTACAATCTCTAGCAGCTTAAAGTCAGAGGACACCACGTAGAAAGAGTCATCCAATACAAAACAGTATTCGATGTTGTGAGGTAAGGTCCACTTAAACCAAGCAGATTGTACTCGTCTGTCCCCAGTGTTGTAGTATCTGTATCCGTAAACGTCGGCAGCACCTGTTTTTACAAAAAACACAGTGTTATTCTCTCTGCTGTTTGACACTACATCGATGTCATTTGGCAACAAAGCAGGTACGCTTTTTGTTTGTTCAATAATCTGTGGCTCACCTTCACGACGTACATCAAACATCTCAAAGAATCTGGCTTTAACACCAGCATTGTCTAGGAATGCAATGGTAGTACCTAGTGAAATAGGTGACGCATCAGGGCTGTATCGATAAGTAGAAATGTTAGATAGCTTACCTGTATTTGGTGACAGGTTGTCACTATCAGTGTGTAGCAAAAACTGCTGTGTTTCAGCAAAGATAACCAAACCTGTGTTTGTTTCTATGCTGTCAATAAAAACAGTAGGCTCAGTAGAACTAGCAGCAATGTCGATAGGATCATTGGGGTTTACCAGCAAAGCGGTTTGATTGAAGAATCGCCCCAAGTCACCAGCAGCACTTAGGATGACATTACCGTTGCTTAAGAAGCCTAGGCGGTTGCGGTGGAAGAATGTTTGTGAGATCTTATTACCAATAAAGGATGGCAGTGGGTTCGTATCGTCGTCACCAGCAGCACGATCACTCCAGGCACTGATGCTAAACGTACCATCTTCAGCCTGTAGTTTGAATGTATCAACAACAAAAGCATTGACACCAGATCTACGAATAGTTACTGGTAGCTTGCTGTTGTCAATTCTAATTTTAATGCCAGGCTCAGCTACTTCTTCCCAGGTACCAACACCGCTGATGCCGTTGTCTCCAACAAACTTGAGGTAGTAATCCTCTTCGCTAGCTACTTGACTGTTAGACACAGTTGCAATGTAACCGTGTTTGCATTGAGAAGGCAACAAAGATGTGTCATTTACAGTCTGACCTAAGATACGCCACAGGTCTGGTTGACTTGTTCCTACAGTAAATTCACTAGAACTTGACAGGTATAGACCGTTACCTACACGTTCAACGGTAACACCTAAATCAGAAGACGCTGCTTGGCTAAGAATGTCCTCAGCAGATAACGTCATGTTACCGTTAAAGGTGGTAGGTTTGGGTCTAAATACACCGATGTTTTGTTTTAGTTTGATTTCTTGGATCTCAAGAACTTTGACACGATACGTAACACCTTTAAGAGTAACGTCAACTGTGTCATTAACAGCCCAACCGTAGCCACCATTTAGCAGTTCGATAGTAGGGTTATACACACCCACATAATCGTCTGCTTCGATGCTACCACCAGCACCTTCTTGAATTTGAACCTGTCCTGTGTTGGTAATTCTAAATGCAAGGTTTTTACCAGTAGCACCGCTACCAGTCTCATCTTCGATGTAAACTTCTGTACCTTGATCAGGTAGGCTTGGGCTAATTCCTGTGAGATTATCCCTTCTATTGATTGTAGGATAAGCAATAGTGTAGCTATCGTCTAGCTGAATAAGTGTTGCTTTGCCTTTACCAGAGCCTGTAAGAACAGTTTCAGTAGCAGAGGAATTAAAGATATTTAGGTTATACTCTCTACCATGCTGCAACTGCCTCAGCTCTACAAACGCATAATACGGATGCAGTTTAGCAGTAGCAGTGGTGGTATCCATTGTCACTGTTTTAGTGGTGTTAGTGACAAAGGTATAATCGTTTACAGTCAGAAACTTAAGATTAGTAGCAGCAGTAGCTAGATAACTGCTAACGTTATTAGTTACACTTATACTTACACTAGGATCAGATACTTTCCACATATCGACTGAGCCATCAGTCTGCACCTGTCCAATATAAGCACCTTCTGATTCATCACGGTAGTAGCTGAACCACGCTCCAGTGCTGGTAGCACCAGATAGGGAGTCGATAAGACGACTGCCGTTACGCTTTACCAGACCATCTGTAATGTCAGGAAGTGCATTTACAAGGTTTTTTACCTGACCTGGTAGCATCAATTCGTCAGGCTGTTGTGAGATACCGCCAGTAAGGCTAGGGATGGTCTGAGTAATGCTTGTCATTAGTGACGCCGGAGTCCGTGATAAGGTTGATAAGCTTGATACGAAGTGCCGTCAGGCCAGCCCATGAAGTTATGGTCACCCTGCTCACATTCATATTCAATACACGCAGCACGAGCTTGAGCCTCTTGGGATCCAAGTAGCTGTACAAGCTGTGGGTTTGCAATAAGTTGTGTTGCTGCACGTCCGGCAGCTCGGTAAGTAATGTAACGACGGAACACAGAGGGGATCTCCCCAAAGTCAAACAACGTTACGCTATCAATATATTTGTCTTCTGTAAACACATCGGTACGGTGGTACTTGTCGTACAGCCTACCGTTACGGATAACAACGTTTGTATCTTTGTTGTCTTGACCATCAGTAATATCGTAACGTACCACATTAGAAGGTACGTTAAAATAACCATTAGCGTCAGGAGACGTCTTTACGTTTTTATCTGAGTTAAAATGCCAACCCTCACTTTGTACATCTACGTTGATTTCACGAAGCAAATTGTGAATCAAAGAGATCTCTGGGTTGTCAAAATCAAGGCTAGATACTGGAGCTTGACCGATACTCCCCAGAATAGAGTTGACTGCGGATAGTTCGGTATCGAGTGAAATCGTAGAGGGAGTAGACATAGATAAAAAAAAGGGGCAGCCGAAGCCACCCCCATAAGAGAATAAATCAGAATGCAGCAGGTGCAGTAGCGGTTCCAGCGAACAGCTCAACAGCAGCAGCAGGGTTCAGGTAGTCAGCGCCCATGGCGAGACGACCCAAGATCACGTCACCCTGGTAGACCACGGAGACGTCACCCGAAGTGACTTGCACTTGGGGACCCATGGCTTCCACACAACCAGCAGCTTCGCGCTGGAAGATGAGACCACAGGAGTTTGCGAACTCGGTTTCTTCACCGTACTCGTTGTTAATACCGGTAACATCGTTAGCGGCATCTTCCAGAGCAGGACCCACGAAGGAGCCAAGGTTGCCGGGGCTGGTGGTACCAGGGTTGGTAGCCGAACCAGTACCGAACTTGGTACCATACTGGGAGAAGAACGGAATGTTCATGGACTTGAAGATCTTAATACCGGCGATCTCCACAACGCCCTGTCCGCTTTGCAGACCGGTGCCTTGTGCGTCTCGGTTGATCAATCCGTTGTTCCCGACCTCTTGGATCAGTGCATAGTACTGACGGGGGTTCAGGATGCCCACACGGCCTTCCTGAGACACACCCTTTTCGTCCATCGCAGCAGCGGCGTCGAAGAAGGCGGTGGTCAGTTTCTGAGCATTGTAAGCGTCAGAAGCGTTGGCGCTGGTGCCCACACGAATCTGGGTGCCACCGGGCTCAACGAAGCTAGACTTGGTGATCGGAGATGCAGCACGTGCACCACGGGTGATAGCACGGAAGATCAGACGGTCATATTTTTCGGCAAGAGCGAAGCCGATTTTTTTGGAGATTTCACCGCGCAGCTCGTAGTGAGCCAGGGTTTCATCCAATTCATAGACGAAAGCGGAGCTGATCAGAAGGTCATCAACAGTGATGGTCTTCTCGGCCACCGGGGGCGCACCGTCGGAGTTACCGAGGATTGCGTTTCCGGGGGTATGATACTCAGCCGTGGTACGACCAGTATAGATGAACTGCATAGACTTACCGTTGGTAAGCGTACGCTTCATGACCAGATCACGAGCGATCGTATTGTGCTGGAACCCTTTGAACATCTCACCTGAGAAGAGTTTGAGATAAAGGGCGCGGGCGTCACCCGCAGAGTTAGCTTGACCAGGCCGTGTAAGGCTAGTGGTCAAGTCAGTAGACTGATGTGCCATTGTTATGGATTAAAAAAGAAAAGATATGAAGCAGGTTTTTAGATCGATCAAAAATTTTTTGTGGTCTATCCCACCGTCTAGACGGCGCGAGGTGTCGGGCGTACCCGGCTCGTGCCAATGCAAGGGAGGTCCGACTCTGAGGTGCCTCCCAAGCTATTACAGAAGACCTTTAAGGCACTTCTTTTGTTTGCGACATTGCGCTTTCTTTGGTCCACAGTGACCACAACGTTTGAACGGCAAGTCAAAGTTCAGAGGCGTAGGCTCTGGTGACAGCTTAGTTCTAGCTGCAGTAACTTTTTTGGATTGGTGTGGCATTAGTTAAGAACAGTTTTTTTGTAAGCAGTTCCTCGATAGCAAAGAGCGATTTCTTTTTCTTCACGGAGCATCTTTTGATACTCTTTGATGATGTAACGCTTTTCGAGATCAGACATAGTTCGTACAGGAATAAACCTAGACCCCGTTCCATGTCTAGGCAGTCATGCGTCTATGGTTGACTCAAGTACCATCTTAGTGAACTGTGTTTCCAAGAAATCAATATCTTCTTGTTCTTGAGGGTGACCACCAGGCCACCTTTCTTTGTACAGTCTTAGTGCATCACGGATAATGCGTGCACCACTATCGCATACTCTAATGTCAAACATAGATGAACGTACGAAAATGATTAGCCGATTGCTGGTGCAGTCAAGGCCACAGGAGTGGTCTCAGCAGCAGCCAAGTCAAGCGGGAAGTTGTGGGCGTTGCGTTCGTGCATGACCTCCATGCCGAGACCAGCTCGGTTCAGGATGTCCGCCCACGTATTGATGACGTGACCTTCACGGTCTTGGATGGATTGGTTGAAGTTAAATCCATTCAGGTTGAAAGCCATGGTGCTGACACCTAGCGCAGTGAACCAGATGCCAACCACAGGCCAAGCAGCCAGGAAGAAATGCAGACTACGACTATTGTTGAAGCTGGCGTACTGGAAGATAAGACGACCAAAATAGCCATGAGCGGCAACAATGTT